AAATACTCCCCGTGCACTGATTTTTCTTCTAATTTTCCCACAATTCTAATGTAAGCACCCTCTTAAAATTATCAGAACATTCACACAACTCACCCCTCTCGAATTATCAGAATATTCACACGCAACATTTTGTTTGTTCGCAAAACGAAGAATCAAAAAAAAAAGTAAGTCAACTTAATGACTTACTAAACACGATATACGCCAGCTTTCACAATCTTTTTAATAACTTCAAAATCATTTTCAGGTATATTAACATTTTCAATATTATCACAAACAAAGTATTTAGGCAAGTTGTTATAAGATTTATAACTATCAACTTCAAAAACTTTTTGAGTGTCATCTATTTTGTTTGTTTCAATTTGAAGATAGAAAACATTTTCATAAGTTTCTGAATTGTCACCAACTTTCACAACGGTAGAAGTTGCTTGTTGATATAAGTTTACTTTATCACCGTATTTCACAGAATTTGTAAATATCAATCTATCATCCTGATAACATTTGAATTCCAATAAATCTTTTTGCACATTCCAAGTTAGGTATATATCTAAAATTTTACCAAAGTTAACATTTTTTAATTGGAACGGTTTTACAAAAGGATTTACTAAATTAATAACAGGGTCGTTATTATTAGTCATGTTTGAAAGATTGAAACTAGCTACCTTTACATTTTCAATATTTTTTAAATGAGGTAAAGTGAAATCTGTAAGAGTATTATTTCCAATTTTTACTCCAGTCTCAACATCTAAAGCATCAAAATTCAATTTAAGGGGTTTTATGCTTTCAACGAATTTTGAAAATTGTAGAACCGCACCGTCACTGTCTGTATAACGACTTTCTTTAAACTTTTTCAACTTTGAGTTACTCATTCGGTAAACATTCAACAAAGGTTCTAAAGTTTCAACAGGCTTTTCTTTTATCAAATTAGTAGCTGAAATATCTTTTGGGGCATATATCTTTGGTTTTTGATTCATTCCGAAAATATATACTGTTTGCGTTTTTTCAGTCACTGGTATTTTTTCAGTGAACGTTACTGTACTACCTGTGAAAGGATTAGTATAAGAGTAGGGAATGGAAATCTCACTTGTTTCTGAAAATTGATAACCGTCTTTAGCTTTTAACTCACAAAAATAAGCGTGTTTTGTGGGTTGTCCTGTTACATAACCACTAGATGAAACAATGTCAAAAAGTTGTTCAGGTGCTACTGTGTTAAACTTCTTTGTGATTGTTCCTAAAGATGGTGTAGTTTCTTTACTATTAGAAACTGTCAATGGTGTTTTATCTGAAAATGCTTTAACATCATCATAAATAACATATTTATCATATCCAGATTGGTCTAGGGATGTAAAAGCAGTTAACTTTGCAGGTGTATCTGGTAACTTACCATAAATTTTTAATGTCATAAACTACCCCCAAGTTCGCAAAATGTAATCATTAGTAGGTTCTAAATTGATATCGCTGTCAATTTGGATAACTTCTTTTTCATTCAAAACATTATAATGTAGAGTTGACTTATCAGGTTCAGAGGATTTGGTTAAATGGAAAATACCGTTTTTCAATTCATCTTGATAGGTTAGTAAGTAATCTTTTTTGATAGTTACTTGTGTCAAGCCACTAAAATATTTTTCGATATCAGAAACATAATAATAAACGTCGGCAATCTTTAAAACGTTGTCTTTAGTAAGTGGATTAGATAAAACTAAAGTTATCACGTCTTCAAGTTGACCTATAATATAATTAAAATCACCTGAATAGGTCAGGTCTTTACCCAAACTATTTACAGGTGATTTAGTTGTATAAACCTTAACCAACATAGAAAATGATAAAGTTTTCAGCCAAGTCTACAAAGAATCCACTTTGTTCTTTATAGTAGTTAGTGTAAAAGTCGCCTTTAGCATTGTAATTTGTTGTTACATATTGATGGAGGTTACCAACTTTCAAAGCTTCCTCATCAAACAAAATTCCTACAATTCCGCCTACTTTGGCAACTTCATCACGTGAATCTAGAGTAACATCAATTTTTGAAATATCTTCAAAACTGAAAGTTTTACCGCTTCCTTGCCAATACGGTACTGTTTCACTTGATAGTGTTAGGTTTTCACTATTTTGTACTACTGGAATAAGGTGTGTGTCTACTGTGTTTTTAAAATCAGAAAGCAATACAAGTTTTTGATTTTGTACAGGTGTGAATGCCTCTTCCTTTTTATCGTTGAAAACAGAAGAAGGCAATTTCAAACGGTCTTGATAGTTTTTAATTTCTGCGATTGCATATTTCAAAAAGTCCTCATCATGGAAACATTTTCAACCATATAATTTTTTACCACTAATAGCGTTATAATTCGCCAAGAGGTTCACTTTTTGGCTTGGTAGTCCTTTTGTAAATGTTTTACCGATTCGGTAGTTAATGGTTCTCATAATAAGTGCATCCGTTTTAACAGTTAGTGAGTTTTGGACTGTTGTTTCAAGAAGATTATAGAACCCATTCAATTCGCTTTCAGAATTGAAAGAACTTTTTAGTTGTTCTGTAGTGTAAGAAATAGGAACCTCAAAGGTAATTTCTTTGCTGTAGAAAGTAGCGGTTACAGTTGGTTGATGGAAAACATTTTGGTCATATGATTTACCGTCTACCAAATTCACTGCGTCATTTTCTTCAGCGGGGATAAGTTTCATTCGCACCTTTTGAAGAATTGCTCCATATTCCCATGAATCAACAAGCAAAGAAGGTGCTGTTGAATTTAAAAGGCGGTTTTTAAAGACAACTTTACCAATTTTATCTACCAATTTTTTAACATAAGTGTCAACATTGGCTTGTGTGATTAGCTCGTTACCGATATCTTGTAAATTTTCAAGGTTTTCAGTAACAATGGTGTTATCAGGTCCGAGCATTTCAGTTGCAATAGTTTTTAGAATTTCTTTAGTTTGTGTAATTAACATGTTTTTATTCTCCTTTATAAATTAAAATTTCTTTTTTAATGTCATCTAAGACAATAGTGAAAAATGATTTTATAGCATTAATGTTTAATGAATCTGTTGAAATATTTTTGTTTGTTTCGGTGTACCACTCACCGTTTACAGTAACGTCAACTCCGTCATTGGTTTTAATAAAATTGTTGTTCCCAGTTTGTTTTGAGTCTTTGGTTATGGAAATTGTTGACCCTAAAAATTGTAAATCATTTTCATAAATGTTGCGCCACCTATCTTTATAAGTATAACTTAAATAAGTGATAAATTCCTCTGTCTTGGCTTGTGGTTCATATTCCCACAGGTCATCTGAATAGACTGAAAATGTGTACTTTTCTAGCTGATTTAATTCATCTAAAAATTTCCCATCAATAAAATCAAAAACTTGTCTGTCATTCAGTTTCTTCAGTAGGTTTAGTGTTTCCGTTAGACTCACCCCTTTCTATAATGTCACATCTTGTTTTAAAACCATGAGAATTTAGAAATTCAACGATATCCCTTCTTAAATCGTCATGATAGTTAATAAAATAAGTTTTACCGTCGCTGTCTGCTTCAATTTCAGAATTGATAAGCCTTTCTTTTTTAAGGGTTTTAACTTCCTGAATCCCCAAAAGGTTATAAAATTCAGAAAGATAATACTGTCTAATTTCTAGGGCGTTTTTTGTTGTTTCACTGTGGAATACTTTAGTATCGGCTAAAATATCCCTAGTAGTTATCATAGATAACACACCCTCTTTTAACTTTTTGAAAAAGTTGTTAAATTCGTTGACTGTTTTATTATCCTGTGATACTAAAATAAATGGAATACGTAGATTGTAAAGATAGTTCTTGTTGGTAATATCGCTCTCACTGATAAATTCGTTATAGTAGTTAACAATTTCATCTAGTGTTATTTTATTTTGGATATATAAAACATTACCATCCTGTAAGTCATAAGTTCCATTAAATTTGTCTAGATACGGGTTTGTAATTCTCACTTGGGTAGGGTAGTTATAACCATTGTTGCCAATTGTTGAACATTCGGACAAAGCCCATTCATCATCTTTAACAACAACGGCAAAGCTTGGGGAATTTAAAATAATGTTTTCAATTCCCTTAGGGGCATCATCTGACCATTTATAACGGTCAAAATATACCTTACTTATCTTGTTGAATATCATTGATGTTGTCATTTAATTTTTTTATTTCTCCTGTAATCTTTTCTATGAGTATTTCATATTTCTCCATGTGTTTGTTGTTTGAAAGGAGTAAATAAATACTCAAGGCTGTAGGCAGTCCGATAGTTTGAAATAATTCTACGATTTGTTGATTATCCATATTTCACCCCCTTTAAATAGTTGTTGATTGTGTCGCCTACTGAATTATTTTGGTAAAAAACTTTATTATTTAGAAATAGATTCTTAATAAGGTTTAGTACTTTATTACCTCCAGTGAATACACTTACATTATACATCATATTAGGCTTACTTTCAAGGCTGAAGACTAGTGTATCATCTTTTATGTCAGTTGTCTTTTCATGTATGAATATATAAACACCATTATCATCATTATAAATATCACCCTGATAGTTTTTATTATTGAAAACGATAACAAAACTATACACAATATTTTCACTGTATAACTTCCAAGATACATGGGGGTATATACCTAACTCCCATTTACCATCCGTAATCATTTTTAAATCTGGATTGTCAAATGCAAAATAAGAAGACCCCCTCTTCCCTTTATTCAGGTTAGAACAGTATTCAACGGATACCGTCATACCGCTAGAATATTTATATACGTCTATTGTACCTTGTTTCATGTGTTCGACATTCTTCAAGCCCATTTCAGAAAAATAAGGACAATAGCGATTAACAGTATTTCCTAACATGAAAATTGTAACATTTTCACGTTTTCGGATAATGGTAGATAGAACGTTCATAAATGAAACAAATTCATTAACAAGATAAACGCGTCTAGTTAAGAACTCATCAAAAACAACTGTTGTTACATTTTCGTATGAAGAAGACTTCATATGTTCCACTTCACTAATAGATAAAGCGTAAGCCATGATAGTTTCTTCTTCCGTGTCTAAATCCACAAAATAAAATGCTCCTTTTTTGAAAATAACTTTACCGTTCCGTTTTTCTAAATAGTCTTTAAACGGTGTGAAAAGGGTTTGCATTCGTTTTGTTTTAACATCATCAGTCCACCGCCTCAAATAGACAAATTCTTCTCCATTTTTGAAAAATTTATCTAGTGCATGTTTTAAACAGGCATATGTTTTACCGTTGGAACGTTCCCCTATAATAACATTGTATTGACTTTTATTTTTTAAAATTTTGTTTAGTGAATAATATTTTACCACTTAATAACCTCCTTCACGTTGATCACCTAAAACTAAATAACCTTTTACATATGATTTAATAAAATCTATATATTTTTCTGATAATGACAAAGTAAATTCACAATTCTCTAAATGAATAGATGAATAACTTTCAACATCAGCTTCTTGACCTAAATAGTCAATTATTTTATAATGTTGATACTCATCTATATAGGTGTGAGTCATCTTACCTGTGTGTTCCTTAGGAATATACATATCATCATTGAAGAACTCAAACGGGTTTCCTTGATTGACTATATAGTCGATACCTTGTTTTTTAGATAATCCTGCACACGTTAGAATATACTTACCATCTTTCTTAACGAGGTAACGTTTAGCCCCTAGGGTTTTGAATTGTTGATAATGCCCCTCATAGTCCCATAAGCCTAACCAACACTCCTCACCATTCTTGTTTTTAGGGTGTAGATATTCAATAGGTAATTTACGATAGTTCAAACAGTTTATCAACTTACGCTTAATATTTTCATTGTAATTTTTAAAATAGTCTAAATGTTTATCCCTGTTGATATATTTAACACTATCAGTATCTGAATAGACATAATCATCTTTTAACTCTAATATAGCTGACCAAACGTTTCTCCTTGCGTAAGCTGTAACAAATACACCCCAAGTGTAGAATAAGAACCTACTTTTAGATGTGTTTTCTGTTTCGATTTTATCGTCAAGAGTTTTTGAATAATCTTGTGCCCAATCATCATTATAAATATAATCACGTTTTGCAAAGTTAGTAACCATCATTCCATAAGTACTATTTAACATTCCTTTTGATAGTAGATATTCTCTTTCTTTACCCTCAATTCCTTTCAATTCAGTTTTATCCTTGTAAAGTTTCAAAACACCCTCTAAAAAGCTTTGTGGGAGATAATCTTGTTTATAAGCGTAACCCTCAAGAACCTCAAAAGAATCAAAAGAATAGCATTTTAAAATAATTTCTAAATCAATAGATGTGATAGACGTTGTTAATTCATCAGCACTATAAACACGTCCATTATTTTCAACGATATTAGAGCCCTTTACTTTAGAAACTGAAAAATAATTCTCAAACTCTATTTTTGATAATACGTTAGTCATTCTAACAGTAAAAACTGTTAAAAAGTTTTTATTAATTTCTTGAATTTCTTGTAACGTTTTGTGTTCAAAATGCTGACCTTTACTCATGGGGAATCTCTCGGAAACAATAACCGTAGGGTAAGAAGATGATAAGTCATCTGAATAAACGTCATTAATAATTTCATTAGTGTAGTTGTAATTAGCATGAGTGAATCCACCCTGAAAAGCGTTTCTTAACAATCTAAACTCATCAACTTTTAAAGTTAGAATATTCATGAGTTTTTTATACTCTCTTGCCTGATTGCTTGACCTTCTATGCCCTTTTTTACCTCCATATAAACACAACTCTTTTAAATAGTTTCGTACTCGTCCTGTATTGGTTAGTGGTATTTTGGTAATGTTGCCATATATTTCAATTTGTTCCCTGATATACTCAACAACGATATTTACATCCTCTTCCACATAACCCCATTCCGTTTCGGTCATAGGTGTTAAAGGTGTTCTAACTAATGAATAATCTAGGTCTCCAACTTTCTTTTCCATAGGTTTCGTTAAGTTCTTAGCAAGTGTTTCTAATTTCATGCCTGAAAGAATTAAACTATCTTTTAGTATAACATTTTTAGAAATTTTACACTTAAGAACTTTTCTTATATCAGTCGCAAAGACGTCTGTTATATTAAATAGTTTTCTTAAAAATTGAAATTCGTAAGGTAGATTGTGTACATATATTACAATATTAAAATTGTATTTTTCCCAACTTTTTATAATATCTTGGAATTCCTCCCAAGTTCTACCTCTTATAATAGTGCCATCTATATTTAATGCCCAGCAATACATAAAGGCGAATTTATCGCCTTCAACATATGTACTAGTTGTTTCAATATCAAAAGCTAATGGTTTGTTTAAAAACAATTCTTTTTTTGATTTTACTAAGTCTTCATTGGTATATTTCATAAAAGTGTTGATGTATGTGTATGTTTTAAGTAGTCGTCATGAATTTTAACTATGATATTATGTAACATTTCATCTCTATTCATTCCATCTAAATCAATGTCTTCTGATGAATCTAATTTCATTTCATGTTTAACAAAGTCCCAAACTTTATCGTAAGACAAGAAATCCCCTTTGCTTTCAAGATAATCCTGTACCATAGAGGTTAGTGAAAAGAATTCATTAGTCAGGTCAATAATTTGAGACGTGTCAACTGAATTTATATCTATACTAGTTTTTTCAAGGATAACATCCTCTATTCCTGTGTTGTGAAGAATGTTCTTAAAAGTTTTCTTAACACCCCTTAAGGTGCTAGTTTCCGAATTTACAAACTTGCTAACCCTGTGATAATCTCTTAATTTCTCAGCTCTTGTTTTACCCCTGTTAGTGAATTTGTCTGGCATACCTCTCAAGGCGGGAGATTTAATCCCTTTATTTTTTAGTCTTTTAATACGTTTATTCGCTAAACTGTTCAGGCGGTTCAACTCTTTGTTTAGTTCTTTGGTTGTCAACTTCATTATTTAACACCTCCGAGTATTTAATTGCTAAAAGTAAGTTATTAGATTTACCGTTTTCAAAATTTGAAAGAAGCTGTTTTGATATTTCTAACTTTTCAGCAACCTCCACCGCTTTCAAACTCATTTCTAAACGCATTAATTTAAATCGAAGACCAATATCTTTCAATAATTCACGATTATGCAAATGGGTTTGTTTCTTTGATTGTTTCAATGTTTTCCTCCTCGCATAGAATAGCATTTAAACGATAGAAATCGTTATTATGTTTATTTCCTTTTATAATGTTCATTTGAAACATAACGTTTTCCGTTGTTTTGAAATTCGGAGCGTTTACTGTTGTATCAATTGTTGTATGATTACCGTAACTATCCCAAAGTTTCACTGAATCAGCTAACTTAACGCAGAAGAATGGCTCACCATCTTTACTTGTGTATTCAGGTACACCGAAAGAGATTAATCGGTCTCTATCTACGTCAGCAACTTTTAAGAATGCCGTTTTACGTGGTGCAAAATGTTCTTTAGTTTTGTTTGATGTTGTTGTGATGCTTGCTTTGATAATAATGTTATTTAATGCCATTGTGTTATTCTCCTTTAATTAGTTGATAAGTGTATGTAATGTTGTTTTGTTTAAAAGGTTTGTCTAGTGTAATATCCATCTTTTCTAAATCTTCTTCGTTAAAGAAACAGAATGATGATGAGACAACCTCGTTAGTGTCTGACCTAATTTTGATTAATCTATTAATCATTTGCTTTCCTCCTTTTGTTTATGATACTAGTATATCATTTTTTATTTACTTGTCAACCGTTATTATACAAATAAACAAAAAAAAATTTAAAGTGTAAATTTTCTGACAAATTTGTA